ATTTATTAATGACGCTAATAGATTAAAGAATCATGATGATGTTTTGTATCAATGTGAATATATGGGGATATCTGTAGGACTTACTGATAGCGTTGTGTTTAACGGAAAATACGTTGTTCAAGATTTTGAGCCTCAAGAATGGTGGTCTTGCTTATACGGAGCAGATTGGGGGTTTGCTAATGATCCAAATGTATTAGTTAAGGTCTGGATTGCCCCTCATGATGAATACGGCTCTAATTGTTTATATATAGAATATGAAGCATATGGCTATAAGGTCGACAATCAAGATATCCCTGAATTATACGATAAAATACCAGAATCAAGAAAATACGTAATCCGCGCCGATTGCTCACGTCCTGAAACAATAAGCTATGTTTCTCAAAAAGGTTTTAATGTTGTGGCGGCGGATAAATGGTCAGGCTCGGTTGAGGATGGCATCTCCTATATAAGATCGTTTGACAAAATAATAATACATCCTAGATGTGAAAACATGATTGAAGAAGCGCGGCTTTATTCGTATAAAATAGATAAAATCACGAAAGATATAATGCCAACTTTAGTTAAGGGATATGACCATTGCTTTGTTGGCAACACTTTAATATCAACTATTAATGGTGATATCCCCATTAAAGATATTAATGTAGGTGATATGGTCTTAACAAGAAAAGGATATAAAAAAGTTGTAGAAAAATTCGACAACGGTATCAAACCTATAAAAACATACCAGCTATTGAATGGTAAATCTTTGACATGTACCGATACGCACTATATTATAACCCCTAAAGATAAAGTTTATATAAAAGATATTAATAAATATCATAGGCTATATTATAGGAGTGGAAAATGCGGATATATAGAGACGGAAAATCAGAAGTTGCAGTATATAACGGCATTAAATTTAGACGCTATCCAGATAGCAAAAGACGCTCTGACAGGGTGTATTACAAAAAGTCAAAGAAATACCTCCATATCGAGATATATAAGAATGAAATTGGATGTATTCCTTATGGCTTCCATATTCATCACAAGGATAATAATCCACTTAATAATTCTATTGATAACCTTTGTATTATGGATTTCTCAAGCCATATGGCAAAACATTCCTGCCATTATCAAAAACATAACAAAAAAGCTGTTATCGAGCATTTATCTAAAATTAATCACCTATCTAAAGAATGGCATAGGAGTGATGATGGGCGGACTTGGCACAGAAAACATTATGAGAAAAATAAACACATTTTACACCAAACGAAAACCCATAGTTGCGAGCAATGTAATAGAGAATATGAAGGTGTTAAAAGAGTTCAATCTAATTACTTTTGCTCGAATAAATGTAAATCAAAGTACAGGCGTGATAGTGGCGTTGATAACGTTAAAAGAGTCTGTAAATACTGCGAGGGGGCATTTATATCTAATAAATACACAAAAATACAAACATGCTCAAAAAGATGTGCAGCGCGTTTACGATCTGCACATAGAGGATAATCACGAATATTTTGCAAATGGTTTGCTTGTCTCTAATTGTTGGGATTCAGTGCGCTATGCTTTGTCTAAATTAATTAAACATAGACGTTCTGGCTTTACAAAGAAGCAAGTTAAAGCCAATATAAAGAGGGCAAAGACAACAACCGCCCCGAGAGAAGGTTCTCAATCATGGTAGGAATTAAAAATTTTCTAAATGTATTCAAAACTACAACTACAACTGCGAATGTTAAGGTTTCTAAAAATACTACTAATATGAAAGCAACAGGAACAAGTGGTACAGAAATATACAGCGGTTATTTCGATGAGGAATATCTGCAAAAGTTAACTGATAGCGATGCTATAATAGAATTTGACCAGATGCGCCGCTCTGATGGCCAAGTTAAAATGCTTCTATCGGTTATCAAGAATCCTATCCGATCTGCGACATGGGATATTGAATCCGCATCTGATGATAAGCAAGATAAAGAAATTGCTGCTTTTGTTAAATATGTTTTGTTTAAAAACATGGGGACAGCTAGCGGAAGCAAAAGAAAAACGTTTAATGAATTTATATCAGAGGCTTTGACTGCTATTGAATTTGGCCACAGCGCATTTGAAATAGTTCATAAGGTAGTTAAGGGCGACAAAACATATGGTGATTTTATCGGTATTTCTGATCTTGGTTTTCGTCACCAACGTAGCCTTGAGGAATGGGGTCTAAATGAAGATGGCTCTATAAATTGGATTAGGCAGAGCGTGGACGGTGATCTTGCAGTTGATATATATTTATCTGGACAGCACATGTTAATTTTTTCAATGGAAAAAGAGGGTGATAATTACCAAGGTATTTCAATGTTGCGCCCTTGTTATGGCTCGTATTTCAGAAAAAACATATATAGAAAGCTCCAAGCAATCGGAATTGAGCGTTGCGCTAAAGGAATTCCAGTTGGTAAAGTTCCTACTGAAATGGCCAATAGTGAGGATTATCAAGATCAATTGGATAGTTTCCAAGAGATTATAGATAAGCTAGCCGCGCATGAAACCAACGGTATTGTTCTTGGTGCTGGTTTTGATTTAACCGAGCTTAAAATCTCACACGATGCGGAAAGCGTTCAAAAAGTTATTAATGCGGAAGATATTGAGATGTCAAAATCTTTCTTGGCTAATTTTATGGAGTTAGGGTTGCAGGGTAACAGCGGCTCATTCTCTCTTGGTTCTGATCTATCAGATTTGTTTTTAACTGGTATCCAGTACATCGCAAACGGCATTATTGCAGAGCGCATAAACCTTGATTTGATCGAGCAAATTGTTAAGGCAAAGTACGGTGAGCAAGATAACTATCCGAAATTGCGCGTGACAGGGATTAATGATAAAGCTGGTAAAGAATTAGCTGAAATTGTTGCGAGCCTTCTTGATAAGGACGCTATTCAAGCGTCTACTAGATTACAGCGTCACATGCATAAGGTCTACAAACTTCCTGAAATTGACGATGATATTGCTGATATTACAGATGAAAGATTGAAGAATCCTGCAACTGAAAATGATAAAACTGGAAATATCGAGAGTAAAAAAAAACTCCATGAAGAAAGAAAATGCATGAATGGACATATAATTTATAGGCTTTCTAGTGATAATAGAAAAGATTTTCCTGTATCAGCTAAAATAGAAGATTACGCAGATGATTTGAATAGATTCATGCGCAGCTTCTTACAACAACGCGCTAGTGATATGTTGGTTGATGTTGCGGTTAGAATTAAAAAAGGCGGAAAAGATACGCGCAAAGATGTTCTTAATATAAGAATGCCAAACTCAAAAGCATATCAAACGTCATTGAAAGAATGGGTATCTAGCATTGTTGATGAAATATTCTTCATGACTGTTAAAGAGGTTGGACTTGATACTAAAAAGATGGAATTTGAAGATAGCGCAAATATTAATAAATTACCCGAAGAGCTTAAAGAAAAATTAACTGCCCTAACAATACTTGTCGCAGAATTCCAAGACATTGATTTTGAGAAGGCTATATATTTCTCGTTTAATGAAAACTACGGTGTGCTTACTGATCAGCAATTAATAAATGAGCTTAAGCGCAAGATTGATACTAACTTCAATAAAAATATAATAGAGACAACATCCGTTAACATGGCGGCAAACGTTGTTAACTCAACAAGAAAAGAAACATTTTTGTCCGATGCCGTGTTTGATGAAATAGAAAGCTTTGTATTTAATAATCCATCGCCTGTATCAGCTATATGCAAGCATTTGAATGGTCGTGTGTTCACCGAAAAGGAATATGCAACAACTCCTTACGATCCGCCTCTTCATCATAATTGTTATGATAAAGAAACAGAGGTTATGACTGATACTGGATTTAAATTATTCTCTGATGTGGATATAAATAAAGATAAATTCCTTAGTTTAGACACAGGAACACAAAACCTTGAATATGTTGAAGCAGATGATTTTATTAAATATAATTTTGATGGTGAATTATATCACTTCACAAACAACCAAGGCTCATTGAGCCAGTGTGTAACGCCAGATCATCCTATGTTCTATTCAAAACGTGTAGACTATGGCTCTAAGGGGCGTGTTAATGAATTAATGAAATCAGATATTGAGCAATTCATAAAATATGGCAATGAGGCTAAGATTTATTGCTCTAGCGATTGGATTGGTTCAAGTAAGGGAAGTATTAATATTGACGGCGGAAGTTATAACACTGAAGGACTTCTTAAGTTCATGGGCTACTATCTTAGTGAGGGGCATGTTAATGAAAATGGAAGGATAATAATTACCCAACATAAGGAGCATAGCAAAGCTATTATGTACAAAGACTTGTCGGAACACTTTGACTGTTTAGAGTGGTCTACTGTTCTTGCTGTGAAAGATGATTTATTGCGAGAATACGTAAGAGAATTTGGCAAATCATACCAGAAACATATCCCTAAATGGATTAAGGTATTAACAAAAGATCAGATAAATATCTTCTTAGATGCTTATTGTCTTGGTGATGGTACTGTCTACAAAGATAGAAAATGCTTCACTGGTGAGACTACATACAGAGTGTTTGCAACATCATCTAAAAGAATGGCAAGTGACTTAAGTGAGCTTCTCATAAAATCTGGCAGATCAGCATCAATGCGCATAATTAGTAAGAGGGGGAAAGTCACTAAACATCATAACGGTGAGTTTGCACAAAATCATGATGTTTATATTGTGGCTGATTTGAGTAGTAAGAGGCGCAACGTTGGAGTTATAGAGAAAATACCTTATAATGACTTCGTGTATGATGTCTCTCTTGTTAAAAATCACACGCTTTTGATTAAAAGAAACGGTTGTATTTCTTGGGGGTCTAATTGCAAAAGCTACATATCAGCGCAAACAAGTGGTGATCCAACGAATAAGCCTATCACAACTTTAAAAATTAAAGGCAATAATGCCGACAAAGAAAAAATACTACGGAGTAAAACGCTATGAGTAATAAATTATTTGAGATCAAATTTGCAGAAGATCAGGACATATCAAAAGTGCAGCTTTTGAGAGCTGGAACATATGATTATTACGGCGAAGATTTAGAAATAACTGCCTCCGATCTTAAGCATATGAAAAAGAATTTTGATGATAACGTAAAGCAGGTTGATCTTGCTATTGATTACTATCATCACTCATTCAGCGATGCAGCTGGCTGGATTAAAGAGGTGGTGCTTGAGAATAAAAACACTGAATTATGGGTGATAGTTGATTGGACTGAAAAGGGCAAAAAGAAAATCTTAAGCAAGGAATTGCGCTATTTGTCAGTGGATTTTGATCCAAATTACAAAGATAATGAAACTGGCGAGAAATTCGGAATAACTCTGAATGGCGGTGGCTTAACTAACCGCCCATTTGTCAAGGGAATGAACCCGATTTTACACGAATTATCAGGTGCAATTGACAAATGCCCAGAAAAGTTAGACGATATAAAAAGAATAATTTCAAATAATCCAAAAAAGGAACATATAGCTATGGATTTTTCAGAATTAAAAAAAGAACTAGTTTCAATTAATCTTTCAGAGAGCGATAAAAAAGAGATTGCTCATCTTGTTGGAATTGAAAACAATGATAAAGCTCTATCGGATAAAATTAATACGCTTAATGGCGATGTTAAGGCTAAAGATGAAAAGATTGTTGAGCTTGCAGAAAAGCTTGCTAAGCAGGAAAAAGAGATTCTGTTTACTGACATGGTGACAAATGGTGAAGCTGTACCAGCTCAAAAAGAAGCTTTCTTGACGAATGATGTTGTTGCTTTCTCAAAAGCTGCCGTTGATATTAATCTTGGTGCAAAAGGAACAGGAAAAGGCAAATCAAACGATGAGCCAAAAACCTTTGATGATGCACAAGATAAAATTAGCGAGCTTGTTTCTAAAAAAATGAGTGATGATAAAGAGCTATCTTACGAGCAAGCATCATCAATCGTTATGAATGAGAATCCAAAGCTTATGGAGATCATGGAAGCTGCTTAGTTTAGTAGTTAAATTTTAAAATTAATATAAGGAATTAAAAAAATGTCTTCTTTTCAAACATCGAATATTATTGCTGGACTAAAGGCAACGGCAGTTGCAATCGTAGCATACAAAGCTGTTAAATTTTCATCTGGCGATGTTGTTATCGCTGATGCTGGAGCGGATGCTATTGGCTTCACTAAAGATGCTGTAGCGGCAAGCGCAGTTGCTCAAATCGCTGCTTCTGGTGGCGGTGCTTTGGCAATTGCTGGCGGAACTATTGCCGCTGGTGATCGTCTAAAAGTTGATGCTAACGGAGATTTGGTTGTTGCCTCAACTGCTGGTGATTTGTCAATCGCTAGGGCACTTGAAAGCGCAGTTGATAACGATGTATTTAGCGTATGGGTCGAATCTGTTCGAATTCATGCTTAAACGTAATTAATAAATTGAACTTAATAATTAAAAGGAATTAGAGTTATGCCACAACAAAATGTAGCTATCACAGATAAAATTTTAACCAACACATCTAATATGCTTGTACCTGATGGCTTTGTTGCAGAGGATATCTTGCCTGTAATTCAGGTAAAAGAAACAACTGGAAAGCTTGCCAATTACGGCAACGGCCATTTGCGCATTGTAACAACTGTTCACACTGGTGAGGGTGGCTATCGCCGCATTGATGCCACTGCTCGCGGTTCTGATACATACAGCGTTGAAGATCATGGTCTACAAGGCACAATCACAAAAGCGACTTTCCGCAATGTTGAAAAGCCTTATGAGGCTCGTTTAGATGAAACTTTGAATTTATCTTTGGCTCTACGCCTTGAAAAAGAAAAAGGTCTAGCCGATGTCTTAACAGATACAGCAACTATTACTCAAAATGTTACTCTTTCTGGCAATAGCCAATACAATAATAGATCGCACGCTGATAGTACCCCGATTGAGGATTTTAACACAGCGCGTGATACTATGCTTGACGCTATGGGAGCGTCACCAAATGTTGCTATTATGCCTGAAAAAGTTTATAACGCTTTCCGTATGCATGGACAATTGCTTGATAGTTTGGGCTTCAAGTACAATCGTAAAGGCGGACTTACTGGTCAAGAGCTAGCGATGGCTTTAGAACTAGATAAAATCTTTGTTGCAAAGGCTATCTATAACAGCGCGAAACAAGGGCAAACAGATGTAATCGCTCCTGTATGGGGTAAGCATGTTGTTTATGCTAAAATTGGCAAGCCAGCTCTACGTCAAAAAGTTCTAGGCTTTGAAGTGCGCTTGAACGGTGAAAGTCCTCGTAGCGTAACTAGACAGAAGAATTTCACTCCTGTAGGTTCGGAAGAAATTGCAGTGACAGACAGCTACGATCAATTGCTATTGAATGCTGAATGTGCGTATCTTATCAAAGATGCTATTGCTTAAAAATTGCCTTTTGTTGGGGAAAATAACCCTCTGGCCTTATCGGCTAGGGGGTTTTCCTTGACCTCTTTATATTTTAAGTTCAATATATTATCTATAGATATTAAATGACAAAAGAAATTCAAGCAACAAAAGGTAAAATAATGACAAAAGAAATTCAAGCAACAGCGAGCGCAAAAGATGCTGCTCTTGATTATAATATCAATATTGCCGATGTTGTGGCTAGCAATGGAAAAAAAGTAACATTGCCTGATGTTGAAAAACACAAGAAGGATAAGATAGGTGATAGCAAAAGCTCATTGCCTGATACATTGACAGAAACGCCAGTGGTTGAGAAGCCAAAACCAGCTAAAGGCAAATATATTTGCGTTCACGCCATAAATGAAGATGGTAATGAATTTAAGCCAGATGATATCTACACAGGCAAAAATGCAAAATACTTCCTTAGCGAGAAAATAATCAAGAAAGCTTAATATATGGCTACTTATTGCACATCTGCTGATATTGTTGAAAACATGAAGGGCGTTTCTTTTAGCGCAAACTCTGCCGTAACATCAACGGCATTGACTAATATGATAGATCAGGAATCGGCGACAATTGAAGCTCATATTCAGGCTAAATATGCACTGCCAATAACCGATGCAACTGCACTATTATTCTTGAAAAAGATTTGTATTGATTTGGTAGTTTATCGCGTCACAAAAGTATTGCAGCCTAAAGAGGTAATTTCTGCCCCTGATGGTAAGGTAGAGCAAGAGATTTCAGCACCTTCAGCATATCGTAATGCACTTGGAATGCTCCGAGCTCTTATGAACGGTAAAGCTCAATTACCTTTGGAGAGCAAAAAATCCATAAACTTTATTAGCTCAACCGCCGTTGATAATGACACATCAACAGTATTTAAGCATGACGAACAGCAATGGTGATCTATGCTCGTAACCTCATACATAATAGAAAATGATAAAGAGTTTGCTAGGCAAATTGATGGAGCGGTTAAGCGTGTTGGAAATCTTAGGGTTGCTTTCACTATTATTGCTAAAGATTGGCGTAAATCTAATAAGGCGCAATTCACTTTAAAAAACGGTGGGCAATATCCGCCGTTATCTCAAAGATATGCAGAAACAAAAAAGCTAAAATACGGTAATGAGCCTATTTTAGTTAGAACTGGGCGACTACGTGATTCAGTTTCTGGCACGTTAAATGATGATTCAATACAGGTTATAAGTGGCGATGGCTTGATAATGGGGACTAGAGTGCCATACGGAATATATCATCAATCTGATAAAGCTCGTCAAAAAATACCATTGCGCAAATTCTTATTCATTGGCGCAGAAGCACCAAGGACAGCCCCTAGAGCAATCACTGGACGTTTAGAGCGTTGGATTGCTATACTTAGCGCAGAAGTTGATAGAAAGTTAAAGACAGGATTTTAAATGGCTATATTTGATGTTGAAGGTTTTAGAGATTATTTCTTAAATTTATTTCAAACTGAATTGGGCGCAAAAATAACGGCGATCAATACGGAAAAAGCAGACACAATAACTTTAGAAACATTCGTAAATAACCAGTATGTTAATGATATGAACGAAAAGGTTATGAATTATAATGAATTTATATTCTATGGTTTCCCTGATATTTCCTCTATTGCTAATGCTGGCTATGGCACAGCTCAAGACATTACGATGTCATTTGAGGTCGTTATTGCAGATAGTGAAGGCGGTAGCGTAGCGGAAAGTAAAATAATGCGTTATACTAGGGCATTATCAGAAGTCATAGAGGATAATATGAATAAACATCCTCAAATTTCTGATCTTGAATACGCCACATATTCGCCTGTAACTATGGCATTAAACACAGGAACGCCGCTTGTTAAGGTTGGTGGAATCAGCTTAAAAGGAAGTATAGGATAATGACTGAAGAAGAATTTAGAACAGGCAATAAGACGAAATCAAAATCAAAAAAGATTATTGCATTGCGTGATTTTCATTTATTTTGCCCGCCTCATATTGATATTAAAATCAAAAAAGGTGATGACCTTGCGGAAATCCCTAAAATGTTTCAAACTAACTTAATAATAGAAGAAGTAATCAAAGGATAAAATCTCATGACTTTAACAACTCATAAATCAGTATTTGGCATTCATTCCGTGTGTGCATATAACCCAGAATCGCTAGTTCCATACGGCATAGCAAAAGTTATTGGCTCTCTTACACTTAATCTTACAGGTGAAAACATCCCTCTTAATGGTGGTTCTTCATTATATCCGTTCGCCGTTGAAAAAGGCGTAATTGAAACTACTGGAAGCTTATCTATTCGCGAAGTAGCTGACTGGATGCACGAAGCCTTTCAAGGTAGCGCAGCAACTATTAATTCAGCCGAGACTGGCGGAGCAACGACAACAATGGTTAATGCAAACGGCACTAGCTTACTGAATGCAACAACAGGAATTGCTAGTGTTGGCGTTAAATCTGGATCAGAAGCAGACGTAAAAAGCGGCATGTTTATGGTTAAAGTCGTATCCTCAACAACAGTTGATGTTTACGCTATGACTGATGTTGATTTCCTACGTGGAACTGACTTAATCTATCAAAATGATGCTTTAAAAATTACAGCATCGGCCTTGACGGTAGCCACAGGCGCAGCCGTAACTATTCCAAACCTTGGTTTAGAACTTACTGGCGGCTCTGGCACTATCGGAATGACAATAGGCGATACAGCTTGGTTTGATGCTCGTTCTATCAATACTGGCTCTGCTGATGTAACAGTTGGCGCGACAGGCGAAACTATCCCTGATGTTGGCCTAATGTGTGCGGCGCAGAAAAAAGGAAATGGCGAAGTATTCTTCCTTGATATTATGCGCGCTTCTGCTTCTGGCTTTCCTTATAACTTTGCCGAGAAAGCTTGGATGGAGGGCGAAGTTCCTTTCACAGCTTATCGTGATAGCATAAGAAACGGCGTATACCGATTCATGCACGTTGATGGGACATAAAAATAATGCCAGTTGATCTTCTTCCAGTTGAATCTAGCTGTGAAATAAAAATAGGGGGCGTGGATGTCACTTTAGACTTGCGCCCCTTTACGCTTGGTGATCTTGCTTTCATGCAAAGAGAATTCCCAACAGAGCAATCAAGAATGGAAATTGCAAAATTAAATGCCGATCCACTTTGTAAAATTGTGTGGCACATGCTTACACCTGAAAGCAAAAAACACTTCTCTAATATTAAATTTGTTGATTATGATGAGGAAAAAGAGCAGCCGATAGAAATTGAAGTTAAGGGATATAAAAAGCTTTTCCACAGCATAACAAAAACCGATGATTTATTGAAATTATTCATGGCTTATTCTGAAAGTGAGAGCCTCAATAACTTTGTTCCTGATTTAATTAAAAAAAAAGTAAAAAATTAATAGCCCCCGACTGGTTCGAGCAGTACGACATATTTGCTTCTGAATATGGATATACAATGGAACAATTTCTTGCCTTAACGCCAAAACAATTCCAATTCACAGCAAAAGCATTAAGCGATAGGCGGCATAATAACCGCGCTATGCAATATCATCTGCATGGATTCGATATAGAAGGAACTGACGCAGACTTTATAGATAAAGAATTTGAAGCTATGATGAAAAGTATTAGTGAGAAGCACCACAAACAAGAACATGGTGCGCTTAATATTTTAGATAAAGAAAGAACGGAAATGCAAGATGGCAAAAAATCCTGAATTAATCGTCAAAATAGGCGCGAATGATAAAGAGTTTGAAAGAACTTTAAGCGGGCTTTCTGCTAAATCAACAAAAAGTATGAAGGCTTTGAAAGTTGGTGCTATTGGTGCTGCGATTGCTTTTACAGCATTAGCGGCTGGAGCAGCTGCGGCCGTTCAAGAGTTTAGGAACTTTGAAAGAACCTTTTCTAATGTTGTTACGTTGCTTGATGAATCCAGCTTCAAAACAAAATCATTTAATGATGGCGTTGGTGATATGAAAAAAGGATTGCTAGAGCTGCGTGCGCAAACTGGCCAATCTTTCGATAGTTTGAATAAGGGTCTGTTTGATCTTGTTTCTGCTGGTGTTGATGCTGAAAAGGCTATTGATACTTTGCGCATTGCCACTGATCTTGCCTTGGCTGGAGCTACTGACGCATCGGTAGCGGTTGATGGATTAACATCGGCAATGAATGCATATGGTTTTGAAGCTGATAAAGCACAAGAAATTTCCGAGAAATTCTTTACTGCTCAAAAATTTGGTAAGACAACTATTGCAGAGCTATCAACTGATTTTGGTAAAGTCGCCG